TTTGCTTCCGGCGCTCCCACTCGTTGCAGCTGAGGGGGGCCGTGTTGCGGATTCGGTGATAAGGTCCGTCCGCTGGGTTTCGATCCGTATCCATGTGTGTCACCGGCTGTTTTGGCTGTCAATGGGGAATGTTGGCCGCGACTCCCACTCGATCAACATGTCGATGACGTGCTTGGCCTTTTCAAGATCGGCGATGCCGCCCTTGTCGCGGAAGCGGGTCACGTACTTGATGATCGTGTGCTGCATGGGGTCGAGCCCGTTCTCCATGGAGTAGATGAACGGCTGGATCGGCAGCTTGCTGTAGTGTTCGCCGCCAACCTGGCGGCCGAAGGCGTCATTTGTGTCGCTCATGGGTTTGTTCCTCAATCAGTCGTTGCAGAAGCGCCTGCCCCCCGGGCTGACGCGCGAAGTGCGGCTGGCAGTACCAGTGCGGCTCGCCGGACGGCGCTGTCAGGCCGTAGGGCGCGCTCGGTGCGCCGCATGTCTGGCAGGCGTGGTCGGCGGGGGCAGTCATTCCAGACAATCCACCGCAGCAATCCTTTCCCCGATCCACCGCATCACATTCACCGCCATGCTGTTCCCGATCGCCTTGTAGCGCGGACCATCGGCGGCGGGTTTGCCGCGGTGAGGCACTTGGGTCCAATTGCGTGGAAATCCCTGGAGTGCCTCACATTCGACGGGCGTAAGTCGGCGAACGGCCCATGTTTCGGCCACATAGCTGCGGCTTGATCCACCGGACGCGGCGCGGACATTGGCAGTATCGTGCGGGCCTTCGGGCATTGCGCCGCCTTCCCTGCCGCGCAGATCAAACGCCACCGCCTGCACCTCGGCCCGCGCTTCCAGCGTGTAGGAGATACCTTCCTGCACACCGACGCCATCCGGGCCGCTGGCGGGGTTTTCGCGCAGCGCACCGGCTTGAATGGCGATGGCCGGTACATGCGCGTGCGCGGCAAGCGGGTGGCAGGGATCGCCGGGCTGCGGATTGCTGTAGTTTGCGGCGCTGGTGATCTGCGTGGTGTCGAAAGCCACGGCCATTTGACCGCCACCGTTCGCATGGCTGCCATCGTGGCCCATGCTGCGGAGCGTAGGGGACAAGCCTTCCGAAGCGTCCGCGCCGTGATCCTCGCAGGAAAACGCCACGGCCATCGTATGCTTCACCGACAGCGCGGGCGAAAGCTGCTCAGAACTGGCGCATTGCGTGCCGGACAGTTCGGCGGGAAAGGCAATCGGCACCAGCGGCGTGCCTCTGCCTGTCCCATCTTCTGACGCGTCGAAGCCTTCGCCGCGCAAAGCATGAGCGACATCGAAGACGGCTCCTGCGGTAGGAATCAGCGTCTCCGTCTCGGCGTCCCTGCGGCCCATCGCCCCGGCGTTCAGGCACATGCTCACGGGTGGACACAAACAATCCCCCCCCCCGTTAATGTGCTGATCCTCAAGGCCCTGCTTGTCGCCGAAGTGGGCGTTCAGGGTGGGCGCGACTTCGGCGCAAACTAATCCCCCGTCGCAATCGAAATCGGTGCCAAGCCCGCCACCGCCGCGAGTGCGCGCTGCAAGAGTGGGGGCAGGTCTTTCCCCCGCTTCTCGGCGCGGCGCAGGATTCCCGCGCAGGCTTTCGCGGTCAAATAGTACCGCTGCGGCACGGGCGTCGTCTCCAAGATATCCGACAACGAACACACGGCGGCGGCGCTGGGGGACAGCTCGTCCGAAACCGTCCACTCGGCAATACTGAGCGTCAAGCACTCGGTAGGCCCACCGATACCCGAGTTGCCCCAAGAGGGCGAGGAAGGTTCCCAGCGTTCGCCCGCTATCATCCGACAGGACGCCGGGGACATTCTCCCAGACCAGCCAGCGGGGCTGAAGGCGTTTAGCCAAGGCCAGGTATTCAAGCGTGAGGTGGCCGCGCGGATCGTCCAGTCCGAGGCGCTTTCCTGCGACCGAGAACGATTGGCAGGGGGTGCCTCCGACAAGAAGGTCAATTGGTCCGACATGGTGAGCCTCGATCTTGGTAAAATCGCCAAACAGGGGAATGATGTTTGATTGCGGAGTGTGGCGATGATCCCAATCAACCGGCACGGCGCCAAGGCGATGCTGCAAGACGGAGCGCGGGAAGGCTTCAATCTCGCTGAAGCCGGCAGGGGTCCAGCCAAGCGGGTGCCATGCGACCGAGGCTGCTTCTATGCCGGAGCAGATGGAGAGATACCTCACGCCGCCAGCCTCATGCTGCCTTCAAGGATCTTGCGAATGATCCTCTCGTTGAAGCGCCAGGTCATCTTGCAGGCGGCGTTGTACTTGGTGACGCCCATGGCAGCCATCGGGTCAAGCCCAAGGTGTTCGCGCTGCTTGTCGGTGCAGGGCTCGGACAGCCAGCGCTTCGTCTTCTTCGCGCCGTCCGTGTCGCCGTAAAGCCGCATCCAGTCGTCGGCTGCCGCCATGGCGATCAGCCTGTCCATGCTGTCGGCAAGGTGCTTGACGCCAGGCTCCTTTCCGCCGCCTACGGCGTGCCAGCGCCCGCGGTAGGAAATCACGGTTGCCCATGCGTCGAACGCCGTCACGCACGACACCAGTCCGTCGAACAGCGTCTCGTAGCGAAACGGGCTGTCGTTCAGGAGGTCGATCTCGGACATGACGAAGTTGGTCAAGACCGCCTTCTGGTTGTCCTCGCCGCCTTCGACGCCGGGCAACGCCGGTTCGTCCTCGCCGGTCTCGGGCTTGGGAAACACGAACCCGCACAGCGGGCACTGCCCGCACTGCGATGGCACGGAGGCGTCACACTGCTCGCAGTCCTTGACGCCCTTGCCGTCGATGTCGGCGACTTGCATCAACGAGCCGTGCGTCAGCAGGCTGGCGCCGAAGTCGATCACGATGCAGTTGGAGACTAATAACCCTTCGACAGTGAAGCGATGGCGGGGTCCGGCGTTGAGCAAATCCCAAACCCTTTTGGTTTGGTAGACCGCAGGTTGTAGTACCGATCCACAATCTCGGGAAAAGTCAGGCCCGCATAGAGCAAATTGATTATCGTCCTGTCCGCATATCGGATTTGTGGATGCTTCAGCCTGAAAAGGTGCATCGCAGCCACACCGCGTAGCCTCGCCCCCGTATTGTTGGTGTTGATTTTTGCTGAGGTCATGCGGATGTTGCCGGGTTCGTAGTGCCCGTCGTTGTTGATCCGGTCGATTTGGTCTGCTCTCCTGATCGGGATGTGATCTGCCATCCATTCGGCCATGGCTGTTGGAGAGTGAAAGTTGAACTTGATCCCACGCCCACCGTAGCGATCCCATCTCGTTGTGGAAGGGTTCGTGCATCGTTGCTTGACCGCGATACACCTCTTGATCAGCCAAAGCGGCGCGCGGCTTTTCGGATTGCCGCATCGGCGGCACCCGGCGATCCCCTTCTTCAGCAAATACAGGTCGCGCCAACCTTTCTCCCGGCAGCCAGTGCACTCCACCGGCAGATATGGCCTTTTCTTCGGCCCCACTTCCCTGATCTGGCCGGACAGAACGATAAGACTCCTTGACCGGCCACCGGCCAGCTCCGGTAACTCGGATGGCAATTTGTTGTGCGGCACACTCGCCAAAAGTTTTCCAGCCATCATCTGTCCAGACTTTGTGATCGGGCGTAGCAGTGAGCCCCGCGTAGGAAATAACTATCTGCTCACCCCGACAAATTGGTCCTTGGTGGCTGACAAAATCTACACCGTCCCAAACTCGCATGTCAACGGACACATTTTCTATCGGAACCAACCCTTTGTCGGTAAGAACGAGACTTCCTTCCGCAATGCAGTCGTCCTTGACCACACCGGGATGGATTTCCGGGTCGACCGTGCGCAGCCCGCGCCCGACCATCTGGATCACGGTCGAGAGGTAGCTTTCCTTGCGGAGCAGGACGACGCAGGATGTCGGCGGGCAGTCCCAACCTTCGGTGAGGACCGCGACATTGAGCAGCACTTGGATTTCGCCGCGGTCGAACGCGGCCAAGATCGCGCGGCGCTCGCCATCCGGCGTCTCGCCGCTGACCACGGCCGAGCGAATGCCTGCCCCTTGAAACGCTTCGCAGACATGCTCGGCGTGTTGGACCGTGGCACAGAACACGACAGTCTGCCTGTCGCCCGCCAGCTCGCCCCACCTTGCCACGACGGCATCGTTGTTGATGTCGGTGTCGAGGATCTTTTCCACCTGGCCCTGATCAAACTCGCCGCCGCGCTTCGCGACGCCGGCAAGGGCATCGTTGGCGAGGTCGATGACGAAGCAGCGCGGCGGGACTAGAAGACGGGCTTCAATAAGTTCGCGTAGGCCAACAACGTCAGCAACATTGTCCACAACACCACGCAGAGAGCGCTTATCACCGCGATTTGGCGTCGCCGTGACCAAGAGGAGCTTGAGGTTGGGGTTGGCCTTGCGGGCCTTGTCGATGATGCGGAGGTATCCGTCGGCTGCTGCATGGTGTCCCTCGTCAATTGTGAGGATGTCGAACGCCGGGATGGCGTCGAGGTTGCGCACCAGCGTTTGCGCCATCGCGAAGGTGGTCTGCTTCGACCAGTCCTTGCGATCGGCATTGAACAGGCCGGTGCTGTGGTTGGGATTGACCAGCCGGTACTTCGTCCGGTTCTGGTCGGTGAGTTCGTCGCGGTGCTGAAGGACCATCGCCTTCGCGCCCTTGTCGACGTAGTGGCCGGTGATGGCTGATAAAGCCACAGTCTTGCCGAAGCCGGTGCTGGCAACGCCGAGGGTGTTCCCCCGTTCATCCAGCGCGGCCACGCACTTATCGCGAAACGTGACCTGTCGCGCTCGTAGTTTCATCGCTTGTCTCCGTGACTGCGACATTGAAGCGCTCTTTTAGATAGACTTGCGCCCACCTGCGGAGGGTGATGGAGTTAGCTTCCAGCGCCAGCTCCATCATCGTTTCAATGCCAAACGCTAGGGCCTCGCCGCTCTCGATCTGGTGTCGAGCGTTTGCAAAGCGACCCACCTGCTGCACATTCATCCTCCGTTGGCTTGAGCCAGCCATGATGGCTGCTCATTCCCGGAATTGGAACCAATATGGCTGTTATTACCGCCAAAATGGTTTCCGGTGTTGTCAGAAAGGGACACATTCGCAGTCGGCCAGCCCGCGCCCGCAGTCGGCGCATGTGCCTGCCCCTGCGCCTGGGGCTGAGTAAAACCCGGCGCCGCCTGCGGCGTTGGCTGCTGCTGGCTGCCAAAGCCACCAAACCCGCTGGGAGCCTGTGCCGGTGCCGCCTTGTTCGGCAGGCCGTGATCGCCGCTGCGCAGCCGATCGAACAGCTTGGCGCAGCCCGCCTGCGGGTTCGGCGTCAGCCACTCGCCCACGTCGTTCTTGGCGTCGTAGCCGTTCTGCGCCGGGACTTCGCGCACCTTGATCGGCACGCGCAGACCGGAGAGGTCGGTGTACTGGCCGAGGTGGTACGCGCCCGGATTGTTCGGCCCGGCCCCGCGCCCGGCTTCCAGCATCCGGCTGATCGCGACCATGCCCATCTGGCGGTAGGCTTCGGAGTTGCCCGCGTTCATCGGGTCGCCGATCATGGTCCAGATTTTGCGCCGTGCGTAGGGCTGGTTGTCGTCGATCGTCAGTTCGACATCGAGGTAGGCGCCGCCGCTCTTGGACGGCTTGAGCCCGCGCACGTTGACGATGACGTAGAGCAGCGCGCCGTTCGGGATCGGATCGCCCCCGCCGGTCGACACACCGGCCCCTGCGGAAAAGTCCATCATGCTCATTCTCCTGCTTGCGCCTGCGGCGCGTTGAAGTTGGGGTTGTCCTGCCGCGGCGCGGACTGGATTTTCTTGATCAGCGCACCGAGGTCGGGCGCTTCGATCGGGTCGAGCCGGCCAGAGCGATCCTTTGCCGGGACGCCAAAGCCGTTGTTTTGTTGGCAGACGAAGCCGCGCTGGGTTCCCTTCACAAGGTCGAACACGGGCGAGCCGGTCGACATGTCGAACAGGCCGAGCGTCAGCACCTCGTCGAAGATGCCCGGCAGTTCCCGCCCCGCCTTGCTGCCGTCAATCTGCGGCTCGTATTGCACGCGGCCGAAGTCGTCTTTCGTTACGTCGAGGAT